AAAAAAAATAAAAATTTTGTAGATACAGATGAATTTAAAAAAGAGTTAGAAGAATTGGGTGGAAAATATTTAAATAAAAAAATAAAAGATATAGAAGGTTATGACACATATAAAGACTATCTTACAGAAATATTAAGACAAGTTATATTATCTGAAGCAGTTTCTGAAATACGTAAAGAAAAAGTTGAAAAAGAATATAAAAGAGAAATCAAAGATTTACCAAACAAAATAGAAAGGCTAAAAAAACAAGATTTTCTTACAGAAGAAAATTATTGGAAATATCGGTCTGGTGAAAAACGTTTGTCTGAAGAAGAAATATTTAAAAAAGATAAAAGATTAAGAAATGCTGCTGATTTAGGTTTAAAAGCATTAATAGATAAAGAATCTTATAATGAAGATAAAAATGGTTGGAGATTTTGGTTTGTTTGCGAAGATCAAACAATTGGTTTAGCTACTATAGCAGATTTAGTAAATCAAGGAAAAAGTAAAAACGAAATTATTAATACATTAAAGGATAGTTCTTTTGTATATAATAATATATCCAAAGAAGAATTAGAAAAAGAAAAAATCAATGGTCTTTTCCAATTAAGTGAAGCATATGGTTATGCCGATCTAGAACCTAGTACAGAAAAATTTATAGATAAATGTATAGATATATACAAAGAAGAAAACAAACAAAAATAAGGAGGCATTTGAATGATATGACTTATCCAACTTATTTAATGCATTACGGCATAAAAGGCCAAAAATGGGGAGTAAGAAGATATCAGAATGAAGACGGTACATATACTCCAGAAGGTAAAAGATTAAGAAGAAGAATAGGAATTGGTATTACTAATAGACACGCTAGTCTTTCAAAAGAATTAGTAAATGCTGCAAGACGAAGACAAAAAAGATTAAGTAAAAAATTTGATAAAGAAACAGAAAAAATATTAGAAGATAAAAAGTTGGATATAAAACCATCAGATAGAAGAATAAGAAAAGTAGAACGTTTAGGAACAGAATTTAGAAAATGGGATTATATTATAGATAAACCAGAGTCTTATACCAGAAAACTTCAATTCGCAAGAAATGTGTCTGGGGCAAGTGGTTTAGTTGGTGGTTTAGTTGGTGGTTTAGTTGGTGGTATTGTTCTATCGACACCAGTAAGTATTTTGGCTAGTGTAGTTGCTATGAAAAAAATAAATAAAGATTATGCTGATGTTTTTAAGGAAGCCAAAGATTTAACAATAGAAGATTTAAAGAAACATGGAATAATTTAAATAAACTGATAAGGAGGTTCCGTCATAATGTCGATGGTCAATTATATAGTCGACGGAGAACTTTATCACCATGGTATAAAAGGACAAAGATGGGGCGATAGAAACTATCAGTACGAAGATGGTTCATTAACTCCAGAAGGTCGAAGAAGATATTATGGTTCCGCTGGTCAGAATCGTTTCAGATTCGGTGATGCTAAAAGTAAGCCAAAGACCAAAGAAGAAAAAGAAATGGCGAAAGCTGATAGTGCATACCGTGTCGAACGTCATAAAGCAAAAATGGAGAGAAAGACACAGGAAGCACTTAACAAAGAAAGAATTAAGAAAGAACAGAGTAATGCTAAAAGAAATGCAATTATTTCTAAATTAAAAGGAAATAAATCATCTGCTAAAGTTAAAGAAGCAGATAGTGAAAGCGAAGAAAAAAGAAACGATAAGAAATTTGAAAAGAATGTAAAGGAACTTCTTACTGCTAAAAAGATTAAGGATTATTCTAAATATACAAAAGAAGAATTAGAAGAAGCTGCAAGTCGTAAAGAAGCTGAAAACAGAATAGACGCAGAAAGAAGAAAATCTACAAAATTTGGTAGAGCTCAAGAATTCTTTAATAGTCCTGCTGGACAAACGATTTTAAATACTGCTACAAAAGAAGCTATTTCTGGTTTAAGTAGTATAGCTGAAAGTAGTGCAAAAGAAGCAATATCTAAATATTTAGATAAGAACGCTAAAGAAATGTATGAAAGATCTATTGATAGAGAAGGTTGGGAAGCTAAGAGAGCTTCTGTTATTGAGAAACTCTACGCTGAAACCTCTCAGGCTAAAGCAAATGCTGCTAAAACATGGAGACAGGCTGAAGGTGAAAAACTTAAGAATGATAGCCAGCGTTTGAGCAATAAAAGTCAGTCAATGAAGAATAAACAACTTCAAACTGATATTGACCGTGACAATGCTGAATATGAAGCAAGAGCTGGTGTAAGAAAAGCAAGTAATAAAGCAGAAGAAGAGAAATTTAAATCTGAAGCCGACGCGTATAAAGCAGATAGAGCCAAGAGTAAAACAACGATGGCTAAGGAAAAAACAAAACAAGAAGAGGAAAAGAGTAAACAGATAGCTATAAACAAAGACCCATATAATGCAGTTGGACAATCTTATAAAGATAAAATAACGAATAAACTCGTATTGGATAGACAGATGGATACTGCCAAAGCAACCACAAAATCACAGCTTATGGGTACACTTTTATGGAAAATAAAAAGTTCCCAAAGCACCTCTGCAAGAGCACAAGCAATAGTTAATGATTCAAATAACGTATATATTAATCAAATACCCGTTTCTTCAAACGACACTGAATTAGAAGCATTAATGAAAATTTTAAATTCTAGAAATTAAGAAAGGCAATTCAAAATGGGACTAACTTTTACTGAAAGATTAAAGCATTCTTGGAATGCCTTCATGAATCGAGATCCTACGAACAACGACTGGTTTGTTGTAGGTCCGTCTTCCTCATATAGACAGAATAAAAGGTTTTACGGTATTACAACCGAAAGAACCATTGTAACAGCTATCTATACAAGAATTGCTATTGATGTAGCAGCTCTTACATTTGAGCATGTTAGAACTGATGGTAATGGCAAATTCACAGAAACTATAGATAGTAAATTAAATTATGTCTTAACAGAAGAAGCTAATATCGATCAAACATCAAGAGCCTTCATACAAGACATTGTCGAATCAATGTGTGATGAAGGAGAAATAGCAGTTGTGCCAGTAGACACAACAATAAATCCAACTAAAACTGGTTCATATGATATAGAAACAATGAGAGTTGGAAAAATTGTGCAATGGTATCCACAGCATATTAAAGTGTCTTTATATAATGATAAGACTGGTAAAAAAGAAGAAATAATTCTTCCTAAGAAAGTAGTTTCTATCATTATTAATCCGCTTTATTCTGTTATGAATGAACAAAATTCAATGGGTAAGAGACTCATACATAAATTGAATTTGTTGGATACTGTAGATAATACAAATAGTTCTAATAAATTAAACATGATCCTATCATTTCCGTGGTTAACTAATTCAGACGCAAAGAAGAAACAAGCCGAAAAGAGAAGACAAGAAATTGAAGATCAATTAATTAGATCTCCGTATGGCATAGCATATACTGACGGCACAGAAAAGATAACACAGCTGAATAGATCGTTAGAAAATGGTTTGCTTGCGCAGATCCAATATTTGACCACAATGTTGTACAATCAGTTAGGCATGACAGAAAGCGTAATGAACGGAACAGCCTCGGAAGCAGAAATGTTAAATTATTATTCTAGAACTATTGAACCTATAGCATCTGCTATAGCAGATGAATTTTCTAGAAAGTTCTTAACAAAAACCGCTAGAAAACAGAAACAGAAGATTACATTCTTCAAAGATCCATTCCAGCTTACACCGACGAGTCAAATCGCTGAAATGGCAGATAAGTTTACACGAAATGAGATTCTATCTACTAACGAATTTAGATCTATTATTGGTTATAGACCAGTTGATAGTGAAAGAGCAAATGAATTGAGTAATAAGAATCTTAATAAACCAGAAGGTGATGAATTACCTCCTGCTGTTGTCGGAGATGAGACTGACACAGATTATTCAAACAAAAAAATAAAAGATTTATAAAAGGAGAAATTCAAAATGGTATATGATTTTAGTGGATATGCCACAAAGAATGACCTTAAATGCGCAGACGGGAGAACAATTCGTAGAGACGCTTTTGCCGATTGCGATGGAATGACAGTTCCGTTGGTATGGCAGCACGATCATCATGAACCGTCTAACGTTCTTGGTCATGCAATCTTAGAAAATCGTCCAGATGGTGTTTATGCTTATATTAAGTGTAATAATACACCTAGTGGAAGAAACGCAAAGGATCTTGTCGAGCATGGTGATATTAATGCTCTTTCGATCTATGCTAATAAGTTGGTTCAGAAGGGCGGAGATGTTCTTCATGGAGCTATAAAAGAGGTAAGTTTGGTAATAGCTGGAGCCAATCCTGGAGCTATGATAGACAATGTAAATATCGCACATAGTGAAGACGGTTCAGATGATGAAGCTATTATTTATACTGATGAGTTTATTAGTGTTCTGTCAGGAGATGTGATGGAACATGCCGATGAAGAAAAGGAGACAAAAGAAATGCCCGACGATCAGAAGCAGAATAAGAAAGAAGATGAAATGACAGTAGAAGATGTCATTAATACAATGAACGAACAGCAGAAGAAGGTTCTTATGTTCCTTGTTAGCAAAGCTAAGGAATCTAATAATAAAGACGATGAAAAGGAGTCCGAAGAAATGAAGCACAATGTATTTGAGAACGAAGAAGATTACAAGGGTGTTAGCGATGAGCTGGCTCACTCCGAGATGAAGACAATTATCGATGATGCAAAGAAGTACGGTTCCCTTAAGGAATCTTTCCTTGCTCATGCTGATGAGTATGGTATTACAAATATCGATTACCTCTTCCCTGAGGCAAAGAATGTAAACAATACTCCTGATCTTATTCAGAGAGAGATGAGCTGGGTATCAGGCGTAATGAGCGGCGTACATCATGCACCTTTCTCAAGAATTAAGTCAATGCATGCTGATATCACAGAAGATGAAGCAAGGGCAAAGGGTTATATCAAGGGTAAGCTTAAGAGGGAAGAAGTATTCTCATTGCTTAAGAGATCCACAACTCCTACAACTATTTACAAGAAGCAGAAGCTCGATAGAGATGATATTATCGATATCACAGATTTCGATGTTGTCGCTTGGCTTAAGTCGGAGATGAGAATGATGCTCGACGAGGAAATCGCAAGAGCAATTCTCGTTGGTGATGGAAGACTTGCTTCCGACGATGACAAGATTAATGAATCAAACATTCGTCCTATTTGGACAGATGCTGATCTTTATTCTATAAAGAAGGTTGTAACAACTGGCGATACAGATGCAAAGACAGCAAAGAATTTCATTGATACAGCAATCAGATCTCGTAAGGATTACAAGGGTTCTGGCAATCCTACTCTGTACACAACAGAAGATATGCTTACTGAGATGCTTCTCATTGAGGATAGCATTGGTCATAAGCTTTATAAGACAGAGGCTGAGCTCGCAACAACACTTCGTGTTAGCCGTATCGTAACAGTTCCTGTAATGGAGGATCTCACAAGGTCTGTTACTGTTAATGGTGCTGAGAAGATAAATACTCTTCGTGGTATTATCGTTAACCTTAACGACTACTATGTAGGTGCTGATAAGGGCGGTGCAATCAATATGTTTGATGATTTCGACATTGATTACAACCAGCAGAAGTACCTCATTGAGACAAGATGCTCCGGTGCTCTTGTAAAGCCTTTCTCTGCTATTATCCTTGAGACACAGGCAAACGGCGAAGGCTAATCTTTAAAGGAGAAATAATATGGCTATAGGGCATGGCGTTGTCGGTTTTGCTATTCAGAGTGAAAAACAACCTGGAGTATGGACCGATGACAATATTATAAGACGCGAATATAGTTATCAAGTTCTTTCAAATAATAGAAGATTTGAAAACGGTATTGGACTTAATGAAGACATAACAATATCTAATAGAATAAGTATTTTAGCAGATGCCTTTGCCAATCAGAATTATTTCAACATTAAATGGGTTGAATACAATGGAGCAAAATGGAAAGTCTCTAGCGTAGAAATTAATGCTCCTCGTTTAGTTCTTACTCTGGGAGGGATATACAATGGCTGGACCGAGGCTTGAGCTGCATTCGCTCTTAAAAGGATTATTAGGGTCGGAAAATGTATATTTTCAACCTCCTTCAAATGCACGAATGCATTTTCCATGTATTGTGTATAAGTTAGAAAATATTAGCAATAATTTTGCTGATAATGATGTCTATTCAAAAGATCATAGTTATAAAATAATATATATAACTAAAGATCCAGATGATGAAATGATTGATAAACTATCGTCATTACCACAAACAAGATTTCAAAATCACTACTATGCAGATGGTTTAAATCATTATGCATATATTAAATATTACAAATAGGAGGAAATTACCATGGCAAAGATTTTTCAGGATGCCAAGGACGTTCATGTAGTGGCCACATATGTCTATAAGAAGACATCGGAGACAAAGGCTTATAAGGATTCAGAATTCAAGGAGCAGTTCACAACAAGCGAGCTTAAGGAAACTTTTCTTAAGGGCGCCATTGTTATCCTTGATGATGGTGGAATCGTAAAGCCTATTAAGTATGCTGAATCATCTAAGGTTGGTTCAATTTATTACATTGCACCGAATGGAACTACAGCTACTAGTGCTGATATTGCATCACTTGTTGCCGTAGCAGATCCTGTGTAATTTGTATAGGAGGACAAAATTATGTCAAAGTTAGTTTGGGACAAGACTGGTGAAAGACTGTTTGAAACAGGTACAAAGAAGGGAGTTCTTTATCCTTACAATTCTTCAGCAGCTGAAGGAGAGCATCCCTATGCTCCTGGTGTTGCTTGGAATGGTATCACAGGTGTAACAGAATCACCTTCTGGTGCTGAAGCAAATGCTCTTTATGCTGATGATATTAAGTACCTTAATCTCTATTCAGCAGAGGAGCTTGGCGCAACCATTGAGGCATATACATACCCTGATGAGTTTGCTGAGTGCGATGGTTCCGCAATGGTATCAGTAGGCAATAAGGCACCGATTTCCATCGGTCAGCAGAACAGGAAGTCATTTGGTCTTTCATATGTTACAACGCTCGGTAATGATACCGATGGTAACGATCATGGTTATAAGATCCATCTTCTCTATGGTTGTAAGGCTTCACCTTCTGAGAGATCTTATCAGACAATCAATGACTCACCTGAGGCTATCACATTCTCTTGGGAGATCACAACAACTCCTGTTGCTTGCGTAATCAATAACGTTGAGTATAAGCCCACAGCACTTATTACAATTGATTCTACAAAGTGTACGTCAGCAGGTCTTACTGCTCTTGAAGCAGCTCTGTATGGTACAGAATCAGCAGATCCTTATCTGCCTGAGCCTTCTGAAGTTTATACACTTCTTTCGACAACAACACCTGGTGAAACAGTATTAACACCTGGTGAAACAACTGGCGAAGGTTAAATTCAAAATGGGAGTAGTTAATTATTCTAACTACTCCCATATTTTTTTATTAATGAAAGGAAATAAGTATTATGTTACACAAGACAGTATCTTACACTGATTATAATGGAACAAATAGGACAGAAGATCTTTATTTCAATCTCAACGAGTCTGAGATGGTTGAATTGGAAACAATGACTCCTGGTGGATTCGGGGCAGCATTGGAATCGGCAGTAAAGTCTAATGATGCAGGAAATCTCATGAAGATTTTTAAGATGTTAATCTTGAAGTCATATGGTATTAAGTCACCCGATGGTAGAAGATTTATTAAGAGTGATGAAATTTCTGAAGAATTTTCACAGACAGAAGCTTATAATAAGCTGTTTATGGAACTTTTAACAGAAGCAGACAAGGCTAGTGATTTCATTAACAGAATATTCCCTGCTGATTTAGTAAAGAAGGCCATGGGTAATAAGGAAATCCAGGCAAAGATAGAAGAACTTAAGAATGTAAATAATCCTGGTTCACCAGAGTAATATAAGAGGTAATAGAAATGCTTAAAATAATTACGGACCCAATAGAATTGTTTAATGATAAAACTTCTGAATTCACATACTCAAAACCCGTAACATTACTTTTAGAGCATTCTTTAATCTCTATTTCTAAGTGGGAAGCAAAATACCACAAACCGTTTTTATCTAATTTAAATAAATTAACTGATTCAGAATTTATTGATTATATAAGATTTATGTCATTAAATAATAATGTAGATGATTCCATTTATACAAATTTAAGTCGTAAAAACATTAAAGAAATAATCGATTACATTGACGATAGTCAAACAGCGACAACTTTCCCAAGAGAAGTGGACAGCAGAATTTCTAGAGAAATAATTACTTCTGAATTAATTTATTATTGGATGATTCATTTAAACATTCCGTCTGAGTATCAAAAATGGCACATTAATCGTTTATTAAATTTGATTAAGATCTGTAATATTAAGGGGCAACCTGATAAGAAGATGTCTCAACGAGATATAATGAATCAGAACAGACAACTTAATGCGTTAAGAAGAGCCAAGTCTCATTCTCGAGGCTAAAACAATTCAAAATGGGAGTGACTTTTCATGTCTATAAAATTTAAGTATATTGCTAAGAATAAGCAAAGACAAATGAATGAATTGAAACGCATTCAATATTATTCATCGGATGCTTATATTTTAGAAAAGTTACGCTATTTTGGAGAAAAAGGTGTTTCAAATTTAACGAAGAATACTCCTATAGATACTGGTTTGTTGGCTAATTCTTGGGAGTATTCTATCGAAAGAACTACAAATGGGTTGTTATTAACTTGGTACACAACCGATATGGAAAATGGTCTTAATGTTGCTATTATATTAGACCAAGGACATGCTACTAAATCTGGAGGTTGGGTTGAGGGACGGAATTTTATATATCCGTCTCTACAACCAATCTACGATGAAGTAAATGAATGGTTAAGAAAGGAGATTCTGAATAAATGAGTTCTGTTATTGATGAACGAATAGTTCAAATGCAATTCGATAACGATAAGTTTGAAAAAGGCGTAACAGAGACATTAGAGTCTCTGAATAAATTAGATAACAATCTTAATAATTTTGGTAAAAATAATTCGTATTTTTCCTCATTGGAAAAAGGGTTAGATAATTTAACTGAAAAATTTTCTGCTTCAGGAATGATAATAAATGGTATTTTGTTATCATTGGGTCAGAGAATTGAACAGGTACTTAATAGATCGTTTAGTAAATTAACTAGCGTAATTAGAAGTGGTATGGGTGAGTATGAAACCCAGTTGGGCTCAACTCAGACCATTTTAGCTAATGTTAAGGACGAAGGTAAGGGAATAGAAGAAGTTACTGCTGCATTAGACGATTTGAATCATTATGCAGATTTAACCATCTATAACTTTACTGAAATGACCAGAAACATTGGTCTTTTCACAGCCGCTGGTTCTAGCTTAAACGATTCAGTTTCTGCAATTAAGGGTCTGGCCAATGCTGCAGCTATCGCAGGTGTAAATTCTCAAGCAGCTTCTAGAGCTTGGTATCAGGTTTCTCAGGCGATGTCACAGGGTTCATTCAGATTGATGGACTGGAGATCTCTTGAAAACGCTGGTATTGCTGGAGAACAATTCAAAAGAGTTCTCGAGATGGTCGCAAAGGCTGATGGTGTTGCTATTGATTCATTAAAGAAGAAATTCGGTGGTTTCAGAAATACACTTCAGTCTGGTTGGCTTACGGCACAAAGATTTACCGAAGCAATGCGAATATTTTCTGGAGAAGTTACCGCTGCCGACCTTAAAGCTAAAGGTTTTAATGATCGTGAGATAGCAGAATTACAGGATATAGCTAAGACTGCTATAGCCGCAGCAACAGAAGTAAAAACTTTTACACAGTTAATCGATACTTTGAAAGAGGCTGTTGGTTCTGGTTGGGCTCAATCGTTTAGAACAATATTTGGTGATTTCGAAGAAGCAAAAGAATGGTTAACAGGAATAAGTAATCGTTTAAATGACTTTATCGGAGAGATTGCTGATATTCGTAATGATTTATTGTCGTTAATATTTGATTCAGGAAAAGGCATTGACAAAGGCTCTGAATCAATGCATAATATTGTCGACAATATATTAACAACATTCACAACGGCATTTAGAGCTATAAGAACTGGTTTTATGAATATTTTCCCAATTGATAGGGTTAAAACCGCAGCTCAGAATGCTCTTAATTTTGTAGAAAAAGTTACTGGCGAATTCGTTGTAAATGAAAAGAATGTCTTAGATTCAATGTATGCTCAGGGTGCTCCCCAAAAAGTAATCGATGAATACAAGGCGTCCGTTGATGCAATCGACCAGATAACAAATGACGCATCTCAGTATAGTCAAGATATTATAAACACACCTATACAGAATCTTATGAGATTCGGAAGAGGTGTAGCATCAGTATTCGATGGAATAATTACAACTGTAAAAGATATATTTACAACATTGTTTAGTTTTATTCCTGGATCTGAAAATTTCATAGATAATATCGATAAAGGAAATAAATCTATATTAGGAACACTTGGTGATATAGGTGATTTCCTTACTAAATTTTATTATGTATTTATTAAGAATGGTAAAGTAATACCAAGAGTTTTAACAGTAATTAAGAATAAAATTGTAGAATTATTTAATACAAATCCATTACTTATATCATTAAAGAACGCTTTCATAATAGTTAAAGAAAGCGTTAAAATGATTTTCTCCTATTTAAAATCAGTTGATATTTCACCATTTGATTTATTAATAGGATCTTTTAGATTATTAGAAGGTGTTGTATCTGAAGCATTTAATGGAATAAAATCTGTATTTGAAAAAATAACAGGTTATATCTCAGATAAAGCAGACGGATTAAATTTCAATTTCTTAGAAACAGCTGTCAAAAACATTATAGGATTCCTTACAATCTTGGGCGAATTGGGTAAAGGAACAATAACATTTGCTGATGTTCTTGACATGGTTAAAGCAAAATTCGAAGAACTTAAAAATACAATCGTACATAGTAAGTTCGGTGTAGCAGTATCAAAAGCTTTCGATTCTGTCAAAAAAGAATTTAAGAAATTCGAAAATGTTGTAAACCAATTCGTTAGAAACAATCCGATATTTAGTGCCATTGACACAAAGAATGGCCCAATAATTGGTATTATTACTACTTTAGCCGCTCTTACTACTGGCGTAATTGCAATATTTGTGAAGATATTTAAGGGCGCTAAAAATATGTGGGACATTATGCAGAATATTTCTAATGTTCTTGCTAGTGTTTCTGAGGTTTTAAATGCGTTCGCTTTAAGTTTAAAGATGGAAGCATTCGAAAAAGCTGTTAATAATGTTCTTAAATTAGCAGCTGCGTTGCTGATATTATCATTAGTTCCTTACGATTATTTGATTAAGGGCATGACAGCTTTAGGTGTTGTTGCATTAATCGCAATGGGTTTGTTTAAAACTTTCTCATCGGCAACAAATGGTATAGCTGAAATATTAAAATCTTCAGCAGACAAAGCGACAAAAGGTTTAGCAGTATTTGCTAAAGGTGTAAACGATTTCTTATCTAAAGCAGGAACGTCGCTCATATTAGAAGCATTTTCCGATGCTATTCTTAAAGTTGCTATAGCATTTATAGCATTAGGAGCTGCTTTTGCTATTAATCCAGAAGGAATGAAAAAAGCGGCTGTTGCTATAACAGCAATAACAGTTGCAATGGGTGCTTTAGGTGTTCTATTGTCTAAAATGGCGGCGACGAATGGCATTAAGAGTTCCAAAAATATATTTGGTGCTCTAAAGCAGTTTGCTTTATTAGCTGGTATAGCTGTTGTTATTTCATCTATAGCGAAATCAGTGATGATATTATCGTTGTCGATGATTGCGCTGTCCTATTCAATGGGACCTAATTTATTTAGTGCTTTTGTAACTGTAATAGCGTTGATATCTGCTTTAGGTGTTGCCACTGGAGTATTAATGCATGTTGCAAAGGGAATGAAATCTGGTTCGTTGTTTGGATTAGCTGCAGTTTTCTTAGCAATAGCGTCTAGTATCGTCATATTGGTAAAAGCTCTTGAAATGCTGGATAAAATGCATTTTAGTTTTAAGAACAATTGGCAGCAATTAGCGGCTTTAGGTCTTATATTAGGCGCATTTACTGGGATGATGGCCATTATTCAGCAGACATACAAATCAGGATCAGAAAAGTCTGTTTTATCATTTACGTTAATGATTGCAACTATTGTTGGTGGTATAGCAATAATGGCCTTGTCGTTAAAACAGTTAAATGGAATAAAATTAAATCCGTCTGTTATATGGTCTCTTATAGGTGTATTAGTTGTATTAGCTGGATTGCCTATTACTTTAGCAATATTAGCAAAAAAAATTTCTACTAAATCCGATAAACCTATATCTATGATAAAATCATTATCGTTAATGATAGGTGTTATTGCTGCGGGGATGGCAGGAATTATGCTATCTCTTAAATTATTAAATGGTGTTTCTATTGCTGGAAATATTGTTGGTACCATAATAACGACAATGGCTTTAATGACTGGTTTAGTTATAACAGTTTTGGCTTTAATTAGAAATGTAAAAATTACTTCTAATCAAATAACTTTAATTAATTCATTTAGTATATTTGTTGGTGCTATAGCAGGAGCAATTCTTCTAACCGCAGTTTCATTAAAAATATTAGAAGGCGTTACCATTAATCCTAAAGTATTTGGTTTATTTATAGGAATGCTATCAGTAATTAGTGTTCTTTCTATATTGATGGGAGTGCTAGTAGCATTTTCACCAAATACGCAAATAGGTCCGATTGTAGCATTTTCTGCATTTATTGGTGCGTTTGGCCTTACTATGCTGATGTTTGCCACAGCTTTGAAGATGCTAGATGGAGTAAATATTAGCACTGGCGTATTGATTGCATTAGGTATTATGGTAGTTGCAGTCATTTTATTAACTAAATTAGTTGCTGGAGTATCTATAGCCATAGCAGCAATACCAGGAATTGGAGAAATAGCATTAGCTGCTATTGCTAGTTTAGGTGCTGTTATTGTTGGAATTGGTATCACAATTCTTGCTTTTGCAGCAGCTTTATATTTATTACCTATTGCTGTCAATGGTATTCTGGATACAATCGTTAGACTGTATAACGGAATGGTTTATATTACACAGCATATAGAAGAAATAAAAGAAAATATTTCTAATTTTGCTAAGGTTGCTGGAGAATTAGGTCCAATCATATATCAGTTATTCTTCGCTTTGGGCACTGCTTTCGGTAGTGGTTTAGCTGGTCTTTTGCTCGGTTTAGCAGCTATGAGTCAGGGAATCGCTTTCGGCATTTACACATTTATTATAACTATATTACAAGAAGTAACTAAATTATTAAATGAAAATGGCGAAGAAGTAATCCAGACTTTACATGATTTAATATTGGCTGTATTCGAATTCGGTATGGATGCTCTCGAAATGGTTATGACAGAGTTGTTACCGCAAATGTTATCCAGATTAATGAGTTTTGGTGCATCACTTGTTTCCAGTTTCTTCGAATTAGGTACTGGTATGGCCGATACATTATTAGAAGGAATAGGAACATTAATACCGGGTTTAAGTGGAGTAACAGACGATATACAAGAAGGTTTGGGTTGGCTGGCTAGCGGCGTATCTGATGTCGCAGATTATGTCCAAACGACATTTAACAATATCTCAGATCATGTTAGTCATAAAGACAAGGAAATGACTTCTTCTCATGGCAATTCTATGAAGAGCATGAGTAAGTCAACAGATGCTAACATGAAAGCCATGTCTGATTCTGTTGAAGAAAACATGGATGAAATGACAGAAGATACTTCGACTGGAATGAGCGGAATTGTATCGACTTTCGGTAGTGGAACGAGTAAAGTCTTAGGTTTTATAACTAGCAATCTCTCTTCTATCAAGAACATGAACAAAGAAGAGCTTAAGGATATGATAAAATCCAAAGCTGAAGAATGGGGCATATCTGGCGATATGGTAGATAAAGCCACAGATCTTATTTCTGGTTATGTTAGTGATATGGCTGGCTCAAATATACAAAGTGCCGAAGATGAGAAAGTTGCTACTGTAAATGCTGCTTGGGAAGAATATGCCTATCGAACAAGTATATTAAAACAATACAATGCAGTAGCTACGAATGCTTATAAAAATTATAAGGACATCGCTAATAATTATAATAAGATGACCGAGAGCATAGCAAAAGGCGACGGAGTTGGCGCAGGCAATGCACAAGCGGCTCTTGATGCTGCATTAGGTAGGGCTGAAACTACTTTTAATACTTTTAATAGTATGGCGAAAAAGGCCCGTAAAGAAGCGGATGATGCAGTAAAAGAATACAAGTTGAAGAGACAAGAACTTTGGGATGAAAGTTCAAAATCTGCTGATAATTCTATCTCAGACATTTTCTCAGGTCTTGCTAATGATTGGAAGAACTTCGACCTTCCCGGAATGGATACATCTGGATTCAATTACACATCTTCCGTTGATAATACTGGTCTGTCAAAGGATCTTAAGGATGCAGACAAAATAGCCGCAGACGCTGGTAAGGATATCGAGAATTCTAGAGCAGACTTAACGCCTGTTGTTGATCTTGATAAACTCTCATCAGACCTTAAGAAGGCTAATGGTTTGGCTCAGTCAACATTGTTAGCTGCTCAGAATGCTGCAATTGGTGCTTATATTAATACTGATTCAGAACTCAATCCGTTCTTGAAAGATCGTTATCAGTCAGTATACAACTTTACACAAAACAACTTCTCTCCGAAGGCATTGTCTAGAATCGATATTTATAGACAGACTCAGAGACAGTTGGCATTATCGAGAGGTTTCTAAACTATGATTAAATCATTCACAGTTACAAACTATCGAGACGAATCAATGACTTGTGAACTGACGGACCCCTATAAAACGGGGTTCGCCATCACAAGTATTACTGGAATAGATCCTGAAGAAGCCACCGTTAATATTGCTGATATTTCATCAATCGACGGTGGAATTTACAATTCAGCTAGGATAGGTTCTAGAAATATTACGATTTCGTTGAGATTTATAGAGTATTACTCAGGTAATAAATTTGTTTCTATCGAAGAAATAAGACATAAGTGTTACAGATTCTTCCCGGTTAAAAAGAAAGTTAAGTTGATGTTTAAGACTGATACGAGAGAATCTTACATTAGCGGTTATGTAGAGGCAAACGATTCTGAGATATTCTCTAAAGAAGAAGGCGCTGTAATTTCTATTTTATGCGATAAGCCGTTCTTTTATACATCTGTTTTGCAAGAGAATTCCTACAATGATTTCGCATTACCAAAATTCCATTTCCCGTTCTACAGAGTTCCATCTGTACAAAGTAATATTAAGTTGATATTTGGACAGATCATGAATTTCCAAGTTACAACTATTAATTATGAAGGCGAAATAGATACAGGAATTCGATTCGTTATAGATTTCACTACAAGTATGTCTAATAATGCTGCAGTAGAAATTACCTCAGCCGAAACAAGAATAAAAAATGTAATAAATATTTCAAAGATTATTCAGGCCGTCAATTCGCAGAAGTCTGATGATACTCCAACATTTACAGGAGTAAAAGCTGGAGATTCATTAGTCTTATCTACGGTTGATGGAAACAAATATGCTACTTTTATAACTAATGGTATTGAGTATAATGTATTAGGTGCGATTAGTGCTCAGGGTACTAAATGGTTATATTTAGTTCCTGGAGCAAACACAATAAGAATTGACATTATTAATGATGATACAGCTGATATAGATGTTTCATCTTCAAACAAAGTTTATTTTAATGGAGTGTGATTTCATATGATGATATCGATTTTAGATCTTAAATTTAATGTCGTGACTATAGTCGAAAATTACACATCTTTCATATGGAATGATTATTATGAAGATCTTGGAGATTTTGAGATCGTTATTCCAGCAGGAGATAAGGCGACATTATCGAATATACATAACGATTATTATGTAAAATGCTCAGAATCTGACAGGACAATGATTATTGAAAAAATAGAGTATAAAACTGACCTGGATAATGGCAATACTGTCATTATCTCAGGCCATTCTATTGAAACAATATTAAATAGGCGAATAATATGGAAAGACGATGGTTCAATAACTGAAATTAATAAAGACGTTATTAACGATAGATATGATGCTGGATTAACTGATGAAAGCGTTCCTATATTTTTAGCGATACAGTATCTTTTAGACGATAACGTTATAGAACCATCTAATTCTTTAAGAAAAATAGATCAATTTTATTCTCGTTTAACAGTTGATGCATCAATCGATGAACCAATGAGCCTTGTTACACCATCTTGTGCGTATCAGGGAGATCTGTTATACGATGTAATCAGGGCGATTTGTCAAAGTTTTGACATTTCATTCAAAATGGTATTAAATACAGAAGATTCTAGTTCAGACGATTATAATAAATTTAAAATAATATTTTACAAAGGCGTTAATCATCTTAGTTCTCAACAGAAAAACGGTTACGTATGCTTTTCTAAAGAATATGATAACTTGTTGAATAGTGATTCATATGTTGATATGTCCACATATAAGACAATGGCATACTACAAAGGTCAAGCATCTGAATGGGTTGTTAAAGAATTTAATAAAGACGAACCTGTTGCTGTTGGTTACATAAGAATACACAATAATGCAGCATATGCTAGTAA